TCCTCTACACTTTATTCTTGCGAACAGTATATAGAACCTTTCCCTATCTCGCAATGATTTTCCGCCACTGTTATTACTTTTTCGACAGTTTCAACGGTTTGCATTAGCGGCAGGGGCAGGGAAGAACGCTTCTCGCAATGGTTGCCAAATGGTCGCTAAGAGCGCGACCACCTTTGGGCGCAACTACTTTGTGATTTATGGGTGGGTCGCGACCAACCCCTACAATTCAATATCCGGAAAATCAGGCAGGCAAATGCGGACACCTGGCTCGATGGTAAGGAATGTTGCGAAAGAGGAAAGATACTCGGTTGCAAGAAGCTTATACATCTTCACCACATCCGGGTTCATATTGATCGTCTCGATGCGGTCCAGGGCGCGCATTTGGGCGGCGCGGCCGGTTGCGCCGACGTGGATAAAAGGTTCATCTGCGGCGGGGAGAGTGGTGCCGGCTGCGGAATCCAGGTCGTCAATGGTGTGGATGACCGAATAAGAGATTTGCAGAACTTCCCCGGCGCTGACTTCAGGTCTGGTCTCGACGATCCACTGTTCATCGAGCTGGTAGGCATGATAGACAACGTCAACGATGTCGTCAGGATCCTCGTCATACAACTGGACATTGGTGATGTGGCGGGCGATGAAATCGGCGGGGAGGGAGTGAACGCCGGTGGTGGCGTCCACGATGAATTGATAGGTGCGGATGAACGGTCGGCGAGCGGAATACTCCGAGAGTGCCCAGCGTAGGGCCTGGTCCACGTCATTGTTGCTGAAAATGGCGTTGCTGGCATCGGAAAGAAGTGCAAGAACGGAAACACGGAAGGCAGCGAGAGCGCTCATGGTTGCTCCTTTTTGGATTGAATAAACAAACGATTTGCTTCTAAGGTAAGACGAGAAAGGAAATCAGCCAGCGGGCAAACCGCACACTCGGCACTACCATACTTGATCTCGAGAAGTTCCTGGCAAGAGAAACAAGCAGCATGAATATTTTCAGATACTAATAAAGGAAGCCAGGTTGGACTTGGCAATTTATCGCCTGGCTTCCAATTTTGTTGTGCCGATCTAAATGAATGGCGGGCGGCTGCCCGTTCCGAACGGTTCACTTTCGCGGCTTTTTCTTTGGAAGCGGCTTGACTTCTCCGGTGCCTCGTGGCACCGGAGAAGCCAATGGCGGCCGGGAGCCGCCTCGGCTAGCGGGAGTCACGGCAAAGGAAAACGCCTCTTCTATGTTGTGGATGACAGGTTCGACCGCATCCAAAACCTGATCACGATTGAAGGTCATCAGGGGACCTTGCTCGAAAACGATCACTACCTCGTCAGGAGTAATCTTCCAAGCGATGGGGGTCATATTGACCTTACCGGAAAGTGCAAGAACCAGGGCAGGAACCCTTCGGACTACGTCCTCAGGGTGAACATTTTGAATAGTCATGGCTGAACCCATATTAGACAAAATAAATTTTGTCTTACTTTCTGAGTTTGGGAAAGCGGGTGTTCAGGAAATCGTAGATGCCGCTGGTGGTAAGGCCAATAGCCAGGCCAAAGAAGATGACGGCCATCCAGCCGGCATAATCTACTGGAAGGCCCAGGGTGAGCTTGTAGGCGACACCCAGGATCAGGCCGAGCAGGAGCGAACAGATCGTGAGAACCCGATCCTTTAGGCCGAAGACCTTCAGGAACTCGATCAGGCCGAAGATGACGGCGATGAGGGGAATGCCGCCGATCAGGAGGGAGGAGAAGTCTTGCATGGTAGTTTCCTTTCTACATGGGCAAAATGAATTTTGCCATACGGGTTGGTTGCCCCTGGCGGAGGAGGTGCCGTCAGGGGCAAGCCGAACTATGGTGCGTCTGCGCGATGAAGGCGCGCTTACGCTCAACGAATTGGGCGCTACAATCTTAGGGTGAAATTGGCGACCGCGCCCAGGAACTTACAGGTTCCGCCGCCCGCACCTGCGACAATCGTATCTTCAAGAAGATAGTAGCAATCGTTGTCAACCCATTCGGGAATAGTGAGAGTCACGACTTGCTTGACTTCATCTACGGCGTGGCTGGCTGTGGCTGCGACACTATCGGTCTTGGTAATGGCGTCAACGACTGCAACACCGAGGTCTGCGCCGCGTGTGACCCGGTTCAAAACGAACGTGTGCGTAGTAAATTCGGCGGTTCCGTTGATAAAATCTACTTCGATGGACACAAGTTTGGCTCCCTGGAGTGCGCGGGCATTGGAAGGGATCACGATCGGGATAGTGACAATCGAAGTTTCATTGGCTGCGCCACGATTGACAGCGATCGTGCCTGAGACTGCACCCGCAGCATGAGTGATCGCTGCTGTGGCTGAAACGATGTGGAACAGGGCAGGCGGGATGTACTGAGAAGCGTGAATGTTATGTATCATGTGATTTGCTCCTTACATGCGCGCAGTGAAGTTAGCGACTGCGCCGAACACATCCACGGTTACGGCTGCGCCGCAAACGAAGGAGAATTCGCACAGATAGTATTCGTCGTTGTCAATCCACACGGGGGTAGTGAGGGTGACGACGATCTTATGTTCATCATGTGCGGCTGCGGCTACGGCTGCGACCAGATCCTGGGTGATGGTTGGATGAGATGCGACGGCGGCTGCACCATCAGCACCGCGTACGATTTTATGCAAGACTGCGGTGACACTGGTAGCGGCTGCCGTTTCGCATTCATAATCCAGTTCGATGCTGGCAAGTTTTGAACCTTGCAAGGCGATAGAGTTGGATGGGATCATGATCGGGACGGTCACGACAGCGGTCTCGGTATTGGCTCCCTTGTGTTTGGCGATGGTACCTGAGACATCACCGGCGGTATCAGTCCATGTGCCTGTGACGAAATTCATGGCAGTATAGGGGATGTACTGAGCGAAGTGAATGTTATGTATCATGTGATATGCTCCTTACACCCGCAGGGTGAAATTGACAACAGCGGCGAGGACTTCAACCACCACATCAGCACCACAAACGAAACTGAACTCGCACAAGTAATAATCGTCATTGTCGATCCAGACTGGGGTGGTGAGGGATACGGTAAGTTTGTGCTGGTCATGTGAGGCTGCATCGGTGGCTGCGGCAAGGTTCTGGGTGATGGTCGGATGGGATGCAACCTGAGCGCCGGTGTCTGCTGTGCGCACGATTTTGTGCAAGACTGCGGTGACACTGGTAGCAACGTCTGTTTCAAGTTCATAGTCCAATTCAATACTGACAAGTTTTGCGCCTTGCAAGGCAATGGAATTAGACGGGATCACGATTGGGACGGTGACCACGCCGGTCTCGGCGTTAGCAGTCTTGCGTTTGCTGATTGTTCCGGCGACGTAGCCGGCTGAGTTGGCCCATGTGCCTGTTACGAAAGACATGGCAGTGCATGGGATGTACTGGCTCATGTGGACATTATGTAACATAGATATTCTCCTGAGAGGCAAGGCATTGGACTTCGCCCTACCCCACTAATTCGGATAGGTTGTGGGGAGAGGTGACGAGACACCCCTCCCCATAGGGTTGTTGAAAGTTACGCCACGTTTTCCTTATGTAACGGGCGGAAGTCGCCGATGCACAGGGCAAGGAACTGGCGGACCTTCAAGCGATGTTCGTCATTCATGAACACGGCCGGGTCAGTCTCATTGCTGGCGATGTAGATTTCTGGCACAAGGCCGAAGCGTTCGCCGAGAATGATGGACGGGGCGAGATTGGGATCGCAGACAGCGGCCCAGGCGTTATCGTGTGTCCATTCGGGGACGACCAGCGGGACGACAAGACCTTTGAGCAAGTTTTCGGCATGAACGGTGGCGGTGACATCCCAGGCGTTCAAGAACGCATCGAAAGCGGTCTTGCGAAGCGCGCGAGGAACAAGGCAGAAGCGAGGCTCGATAGCCAGTTTCTTACCCGTGCCGTAGTAACCAGTATCCCACTTGATGAGCATGGGCTGGTTATAGACGGCTGCGGCGACCACATCCCACTGAGCGGCGGCGAGGGCGGTGGTGAGTAGGTTGGCATGACCGGCCGCGGCGGTAACGGCGGTGGCATTGAACAGAGCGCCACCATCGGCCATGACAGGACCGGCTTCGGAGTTTTGGGTGAAGATGGCGGCGACCTGCTCGGAGATATTGCGCATGGCGGCATTGCCGAGTTCGATGGCATAGAGGCGCAATTTGCGAGTCTCATCGCGGTCGATGGCTTCGAGCGTGAGCGGGATATAGCCACCATACTTGGTGAAAGAAGCGGTTTCGGGGCTGTCACCTGTGGCGAGTTCGGTGTACTCGGCCTGTTCTGCCACGGATGGCAGGCTGCCGATGGTGCCGATCAGAGTACCGGTGATGGCATTCAGGTTGTTGAAATGTTCCACTGTGACGATGGACTTCCACCAGTCATAACCGGCCTTACCCATAGCTTCAAAAGAATTCACAATGATCTTGTTCAAGGCGTTCTTGACAAGACCGGTGAAATCGGCGGTGGTACCGCCCAACTGAGCACGCACGGGATCATAACCTCCGTGCATGTCATAGTCGCCGGTGAGCATGAGATAGGCTTCACGGATGCCAGTCAAGCGGGGAACTTTCATGGTAACCTTGTCCGCATCCCTGGGCGCGCCCAAGAGATCATCGAAGGCGGTCTGGAGTTGGTCGGCGGTATTCACCATGCCGTTGATACGGCCGGGCCCCTGCACAGAACGGGAGGCGGTGGTGATCGAAAGCAAGGCACGATCATCTTCGATCCGCTTTTGCAAGGTTTCAGGATCGAAGTAACTATCCTTGAAATCTTCGCGGATGCGGGTTTGCCAGGGTTCGGGTAAACGTGAGGCGGCGAGTGCAGTTTGAAGCAAAGCCTGGCACATGCCGACCTGCAATTTCTCGGCGGATGCGTTGGAGGCTTCGAGTTTAGCCAAAGCGTCCTGCGCTTGAAGGCTGTTGACGACTGCCTGAGCACCTGCGGCCAGTTTGCTGAGTGTTTGCTCAGTCTGGAGCGTGGAGGTGTCGACAGGAGGGGTGAGGGAACTGATTGGTTCAGTCATGGGTAATACTCCTTGATTGGATTGGAGCACACGGACGAACTTACCGCCGCGTGCGGGGTGCGTAACGATGTCAAGACTCTTGACCTTGATGATCTCTAGTACGGTCTTATCTTCGACACGCATGAGGATGTCGGCGGAAAGGCCGATGGGAAGTTCCGGATGGGCAAGGGCGGCTTCGGCAAGGTCGCGAACGACCTGGGAGGCGGGGCCGGTGGGGGAAAGCACAGCACGGATACCCTGCGCGATGTTATCCCAGGTAGGATCAGACAGGATACCACCCAGATCACGCACGGAATGATTGCCGGGCGTGTGGTCGGTATAACATTCTGCCTTATCCCACAGGAACTGACTGGCTTGCAGGACGGCTGGCTGGAAGATCCAACCGTTGCCGATACCGGCTGTGATAGCGATCACTTCGATGCCCTTGCCGGAAGGGACGGCTTGCAGTTGCATGGTAATTGGTGTATCTGACATGGTACTCCTTTTAGGACGAAATAAATTTCGTCCTACGATTTACGGCCTGCACGCGGGCGGGGCGCATGGCTGGGGGCCGGCGCGTGCTGGTACGAGGAAGACATTTAAGTTTGCGCAAACACGATTTGCATGTGATCAAACCAGGCGAATTTGTATAACTATCCTGATGACCGGAGTAAGAAGGGCAATCCCATTCAAACCAGTGTATTTTCTGTTTTTGCATTTGGATTACTCCTTATCCTTCTGCTGATCATCTGGTTGGATACCCGGACCCTTGGATTGACCGCCACGAATATTGATCAATGCGAACTCACCAATCTTCTCGGGCGGCGTTTCAGCCAGGAAGCGATAGGTAAGGCGGATGAACTCCTTCTCGTCAATAAGTTTCGAGTTATAGATAGGAGCGAAGGCAGTGACAAAGCGTTGAACGGCCAGTGCGAGGATGGAATTATCGCGTTCGGTGATGTCGGGAACGATGATGAGGATGTCCGCTGAGGGTGTGATATGTGAATCATACTGATGACGAATGGTCAGGGCGGTACGAAGGACACCCAGCAAGACATTGCTGAGATAATTTTGGCGGTGTTTGAAATGCTTGAAGGTGGGAGTACCGGCTGCTTCAGCAGTGGTGCGAGTGCTTTCTTCTGGCTCGGCCAGGTAGTGAAGTGGGATGCCTGCACCGATGGCGATCATGCGTTTGAGGGCGAGGCCATCCGCGCCGGCTTCGAAGGCAGCCAGGTTGGGGAAAAGAGCAGTCAGACTTTCGTTTGGATCCAAGCCGAGCACGCCGCCGGATTTCTTGGGCAACTTGGCGGCGAAGTCGCGCATGTACTTTTCTTTTTCCGCCTGGCTGGTGAACGGGCGCTGAAGGACGAACGAGAACATCTGGCGGAAGTAATTGAGGCGGGCGCGGTCTTCAAGCCACTGACGGTAAAGACCGATCCAGTAAAGCACAGGAGCCAGGTCGCTTTCGCCAAAGGATGCGCCGACAGCGGGCTCGAGTGGGAAGTGCAGAACGAATGATTTGTTGGGCGAGTCACGATCCGCCCCTACAAAGGATGTCCAGGGGTTTTCGTCCATCTCATCGCGCTTGTAAAGCAACTCTTGGCGGTAGTCATTCTCGGCGGTCTGGATGACGGTGATAGTTTCGGATGGCAGTGCGCGCACGTAGATCATCCCGCCTTCGTCCACGGAGAACAGGATGAACAAGTCACCGGTGCGCCAGGCTTCATCCGCCCATTCGGGGAGTTGTTCGGTCAAGTTATTGAGCGGATGGTTCCAGAAGACGGTAAGAAACTTCTGAGCACGCGCATTGGAAGTCTGGAAAGCAAGACCATCACCGATGACAAACTCAGTGGTGAGTTGGATGATGCGGCGGGCGATGGGGTTCGAGCGCCAGGCATTGATCGCCTGTTCGAGTATCTTCTTGCGGTCATAGGAAAGACGATCCCTGAAGTTGCTATCCCATGCAGCGGAGCCGAGGGTGATGGTGTTCTCGGTCTCTTTGACGGCGAGAGTAGTTTGAACGATTTTTTTAGGCATAATTACTACCTTATTGGGCGGGTTGCGACCCGCCCCTACATGATCCCTATGAGCGGATCGAAGCCTTCATTGGCTTCGACGATAGTCTGGACGATCCAGGGCATGCGGTCGAGGACGGCGACTAAAGCATCTGCGAGCAAGTAATCATCGTGGATCAATTCACCTGCGGGGCTGCGTGCGCCTTCGGGAACGCCCCAGCGCATGGTTTTGGTGGGACCTATGAGGATCTCGGACTGGCATGCGTCATACTGAGCGCGCACCTGATCGGTAAGACAACAATCCCGAAAGCGACCGGTCTCGATAATGCCAAGGAAGCGATAACCGATGTCGCTTTTTTCAGAGTGAGAAAACTTGACAGGGAGCACACGACCGGGGAAAGTCTTATCCAGCAGCGCCCACAAGCCTTCACCTACGCCGGTGGCGTCAATAACAATGTTGAGCGGGTTCCAGGTTTCAGCCAGAGATTTGAGCTGGCCGAACACAGCGAGATGGTTCTGGCCGGTCCACTGTAGACGGTGGATGGCGCGGTAGGTGGGGGCTTGCAAGATAGCAAGCGTGGAGAGATCGAGATCCACGATCGTAAGAGAGACGCTGTCACGGCCCGGGTTTTGGAGTGGGGCGTCATCGTCAAAGGCCATGCGGGCCTCATCCTGGCCGGCCACGTCCAACAGAAAGACGCAAGGTACGCCGGGCAGGGGACGATCGTGGGCGGGTTGGTCGCCGGTCATCAGGGCGCGGCGGGTGGGATTGAACATGCTGGCCTGGGCGTCTATCTCTTCGCAAAAGTATTGTGTCTTGACAAGTGGATGTTGGCGGCCAAGGCGGGTAATCTCACCATCCACGAACACGCCGTAGGAAGGGTTGTACTTGCGAACCTCGTCTGAGGTATAGAAGAAAACACGATGGATCCCATCCGCTTTTTCAGCGATGCGAGCTGAACGAAGTTCACGGGCGAGCAAGGTATTGCTGGTCCAGGCCGTGCCGCAAAATACGCGCGTGGCGTTGGTGCTGGCGGCCATGGGAGCGGCGTCCTTGTCATACTTGTTGGTGGTGATATCCTGGGCCTCGTTGATGATCAGCAGCAAGCTGGCCACCGCGCCGACGACATTCGCCTGGCCGTCACCGGAAAGGAAAGAGACACACGCCTGACCGAGAAAACGCATGAAATCGGAGCGCTTCTTCCAACGATTGCGGAGAAGGATATTGGTCTGCATACGATTTTCAAGGCGCTGGATGGCGCGGATGGTTTGCGGTTTATAGGTGGGATTGAATTCGACGATCTCTTTATCCAAAAATTGATAACGTTGCAGCAGGTAAGTTTTGAGATGGCAAAGCAATTCATCCTTACCGGACTGGCGACTGATCACTATGACGAAAGTCAAGCCGGCATGGGTGCGGACCGAGTCCCATATTGCGTTGATCGGCTCGACCTGATAGGGACGGAGTTCCACCCCACCAGCACGCAAGGCGAAGTTGTAGGGAGTGCGTTGGATGGTCTTGGCGGCGGAAGTGTTGGTGCTCACTTGATACCTTCCTCGGCATTCAATTCAGCGAGGGCATCCAGGATGGCAGTCTCAGCCGGTTTATACTGACCGGTGGCGATTTGGAAGCTGCGGGTGAGGCCGGAGATTTTGTCCATGGCATTCAGGAAAGTATTGATATTCTGTAGGGTTTTCTGATTGAGCTCATCCGTACCCTCTGGAGTAAGTTTGCCCTTGGAGAGACGGTACAAGATACGATAGGCGACAACGCGAATAGCCTTGATCTCTGCTGCAAGGCTGTTTTCATTTCTAGCAAGGCGCATCCTTTCGCCCAGGGAGAAAGTGCTCGAGAAGAAACCGTGTTTTTCTGCATTCTTATTTCCGGTCTGGCCACCGCCTTTGCGGGTGCTCATGGACTGAAGAAAGATTTGATCAGTGCGACCAGGGCGAGAAATCCGCCCGAGCCGGTCAGGATGCCGGCCAATGTCATGCCCGCGCGCAGGCGTTGCTCATGATCATCGAACGTCTTATCAATCTCGGTATGCGACTTCAGATGTTCAGCCTGGGCAGCCTCCATCAGCGCAAGGCGCTTGTCGAGGCGGTACCAGAGTTCCGGGATGGTTGAGGGAGGATGGTCGGTTGTCATAGGGTGTTCTGCCTGGTTGCTGCGCATGAGGTTGACACGGGAAGGCTTTAAACAAACAAACGGGAAGGAAAAGCCTTCCCGTGCCTGGTTATATTATAGAACAATTGTTCTATTAAGTCAAGAGGGAGAAGAGATTTTCCCCCAAGTCACGAAGACACAAAGAGGAATTGAGGCTCCCCAAAGGGGATGCTGTTGTGGATTGAGGTTTTTGGGGAGATGGGAGTGTACTATAATTGGGTGTGAGATCCAAAGCAGAGATGAGGGCGAATGAGCGTACCTGACAGTATCCGCCAACTGGTAGAAAGATTCGATGAACACCGGGATTCTTATCGCGCCGGGAAGTATAACGAAACGCAGTTGCGGCGCGAGTTCCTGGATCCGTTTTTCGAGACTTTAGGATGGGATGTATTCAATAAGCAAGGATATGCCGAAGCCTATAAAGATGTCATTCACGAAGATTCGCTGGAAGTGGAAGGCGCAACCAAAGCCCCGGATTACTCTTTCCGGATCGGGGGAACGCGCAAGTTCTTTGTGGAAGCCAAGAAACCGGCAGTCAATATTGAATATGATATCTATCCAGCTTTCCAGTTAAGGCGCTATGCCTGGTCGGCCACATTGTCTTTGAGCGTATTAACCGATTTCGAGGAATTCGCGGTTTACGAAAGCCGGAGTAAACCGGATAAAAGCGACAGCGCCGCGACCGGGCGGGTGCTTCTGCTGAATTATAAAGATTACCTGGCAAAATGGGATGAGATCGCGGCTATCTTTTCACGAGAGGCGGTTCTCAAGGGATCGTTCGACCAATACGCCGAGGGACTCAAGGGCAGGAAGGGTATAAAAGAAGTCGATGACGCGTTCCTGGAAGAGATAGAAGGGTGGCGCGATTTGCTGGCGCGCAATATTGCCATCCGAAATCCGGACTTGCAGGTGCGCGAATTAAATTACGCTGTGCAAATGACGATTGACCGGATCGTTTTCCTGCGCATCTGTGAAGACCGGGGCATCGAGCGCGAGGGGCAATTACAGGAATTGCTGGAGGGCGATAAGGTTTACGAACGCCTGTGCCGGTTTTTCCGCCAGGCGGACAACCGCTATAACTCCGGTCTGTTCCACTTTTCCGAGGAAAAGGGACAATCCAGCGCGCCGGATGGTTTTACCTTGCGGTTGGCGATTGACGACAAGGTATTGAAAGAAATAATCCGTGACCTGTATTATCCCAGCCCGTATGTTTTCCGGGAAATCCCGACTGAAATTCTGGGGCAGGTGTACGAGCGTTTCCTGGGCAAAGTGATCCGGCTGACCGCGGGACACCAGGCGAAGGTGGAGGAAAAGCCGGAAGTCCGCAAGGCAGGCGGCGTGTATTACACGCCGACTTACATCGTTGATTACATCGTCAAGAATACAGTTGGGTTACTTCTGGAAGGCAAGACGCCGCGCGAGGCGGCGGGGCTCAAAATCCTAGACCCGGCCTGCGGCTCCGGATCCTTCCTGTTGGGCGCATACCAGTATTTACTGGACTGGCATACCCAATGGTATTCCGGGCATGAGCCGGAAAGATGGGCAAAGGGGAAAACGCCCGCCATTTACCAAGCCCAGGGCGGCGACTACAGACTCACCACTACCGAAAAGAAGCAGATTTTACTGAACAATATCCACGGCGTGGATATAGACGCTCAGGCCGTGGAAGTGACCAAACTCTCGCTCTCGCTTAAAGTGCTGGAGGGCGAGAGCCAGGAGAGCATCGGGGCGCAACTGGGATTGTTCAAAGAGCGCGCCCTGCCAGATTTGGGGAAGAATATTCAATGCGGGAACTCGTTGATCGGGCTGGACTACTTCGAAGGGCGTATGTTCCCGGACGAGGAGGAGCGTTACCGGGTCAACGCTTTCAATTGGAAAGCGGCTTTTCCGCAGGTATTTAGCATGGGTGGATTCGACGCCGTGATTAGTAATCCGCCATATGGAGCTCAATTCTCTAATGAAATGACCACCTATCTTCATAATCACTATAAAACATTCGTGTGGCGTGGCGAAAGTTATTTGGTCTTTGTTGAAAAAGCTCATAACCTTCTAAAAACGGGCGGATTTTTTGGATTTATTATTCCAGATACATTTTTAAATTTGGGTTTTACTCAATCGATTAGAGATTACTTGTTATGCAATGCAAAGATACGAGAGGTTGTTCTTCTACCTGTTAATGTGTTTTCTAGTGCGGCAGTATGCATAAAACGGAGCATGTCGCACAGTCTGATCGGTCAAGGTGCACACCGTGATCGGAGCATGCCGCACACCTTGATCGGTGGATGTCGCACACAATAGAGGGGTAGAAGCGCTGGAAATCTCAAC